CGGGCTTCAGTAGGTGCGAATTCCTGCCGGTCCGGTAATGGCTCTTCGGCCTCCGCAGCATGAACCACACGGACACACGCACGAAGGGCACGTCCTCGAAGTCGAGCTTGGCCGTCTCGAAGGCCACGGCTTCACGCCACGGCTTGACCTTCTTCGAGCTTTCGACCATGCGGCCCCCGCCGACGTGCCGTTTGCTCCCCTGCGGGGCGGGCACGCCGTTTACACGTACTTCGTACATCAGCAGGCCGCGCCGTCCCCGGCGAGGAATCGGGCCAGGTCGACTATGTGTTCAGGCTCGGGAACCAGGACTCCCGACTTCTCCAGCATGGCGCGGGCCGTGTGCCAGATATCGGCCCGGCCGGCTACGAACTTGTCTTGCTCGGCCCGGTCACCGTTCAGCTCATCGAATATGGCTTCAGCCATCGAGTCGCATCCTTTCCATATCGGCATCGAGATAGAGAGTCATGGCGCCGGAAGCGTCAGCCTTTCCGGTGCGGTTCTTCACGACAGAGACACCCATCTGTCGGGAGCTGTCGTCGCCGATCCGGTGAAGGGTCAGGATCATTTCCGGGACACGGCCGATCTGCCCCTTAATCTGGGACAGAGGAACGGGCTGGTTACCGTCGTTGCTGTCGCCCTTTACGTGGTGCAGAGCGACCACGCACGCGCCCGTTTCGCGGGCAAGCTCATGCAGGTACTCACAGACCTTTTCCAGGGCGACATACGAGTTACTGTCGCCCTCGGCATCAGGGACAACATTCGAGAGGTTATCGACCACGATCAGCTCAGGCCACATTCCATACGTGGCCGCGAAGGCTTTCAGCTCGGCTTCGAGGTCATCTATCGAGAGCGTCGCGTTGAAGTCCCACCGCAGGTGATCGAATCCGTCAAGCTGCGCTTCTACGGACTTCGTCTTTCCATGCTCTAGCGCGTTCTCGATGTCCTTCGTAGACCAGCCGGACACGTTCGCCGCACAACGCACGAACATGGTTTGCGGGTCGGTATCGGCCGAGAAGTAGAAGGCCGGCACACGGACGTGAAGCGCGAGACCCATACTCAGTGCCGATTTACCGACACCGGGGGCCGCCGCAATGATGGTGAACTGACCTCGGCGAAAGTGAACCGTATTCGCAGCGAAGGTCTTAAAAAGGGTGGGGAGCGGTTCGCCAGTCTTTCCCGCGTCACCCTTGGCTCGAACAATCGTGTACAAGGGCGGTACCTCGGTTAGGCGGTGCGGAGAGCGCGCACGCGAATGCGGCCGTCCCACTCGGGATTACGGGCGATCATGACTCGGGCGTAATGGGCCCGGAAGTCGTTGTTCAGCTTGAACTCATCGTGACTCTTCGTCTGAAGGCCGCGGTTCCACCGGAGGATTTCGCAGAGAAAGCCGATACCGACCGAGGGCTTTCCCGACTCGAACCACGATCCGGCCAGGGTTTCCAACTCGGCCAGAACGTGAGGGTTGTCGGAATGGAACTGACGGAATCGAGCTTCGATCGAGGACACGTTTAAACTCCGTTTCAGGGCATGAGAAGGGCGCGTTGATCGGCCTTCGGCCTGGCAGTCGCGCCCCTGCCATTCGCTACGCGGTGCGGGTTACTTGATGAACTCCAGAGAGCAGGAGTCAGGGGTTCCCTGGGGGGCCGGGCAGGCCCACGCCTTCCACATGCCGGGCTTGTTCTTGTACGGCTTTTCGAGGAACCGCTTCGTGCCGTGCGGGCACGTAGGGGCCTGGCCGTACGGGGTCGACGCCTGGCCACCCCCGCCGCCCTGAGCGGCGCCCTGGCCGCCGTTCTGGCCGCCCTGGTCGTACTGGCCCGGGTGAGTCACCGGACGCGCCCCGAGCATCGACCCGAGGATTTCCTCGGCCCGCAGGGCGGTAACGGCCTCACCGATCAGGGCAGACACGCCGCTCTTCGTGTAACCGTCGAGAAGGTCGACCAACTCGGTCTGAGATTCGGCCTTGATGACTACCCAGGTAGCGTCATGGCCGCCGTGGCTCTTCAGGGTCACGGAAAACTTCTCGGCAGACTCAGACATTCGCACTCTCTTCGTAGGGGTACTGGCGTGCGTCGACTCCGTTGAAGTCGCAGAATCGCCGGACCGTACAAGTCCGGCACGCATCACCGGGGTTGGGGAGGAACAGGCCGCTCTTCACGGCCTGGTCCATCTGCCGGAACCAGCGCGAGACCTTCTCGCGCGTGTAGTCCTGCAAGTTCCGCGGATCGGTAGGGGCGTTGTTCTTCGCCATGAAGTAATCGCCGAATCCGGGCTTCACGCCGAACAGGTCATCTAGGGCGTGGTCGTACACGGCCAACTGAAAGGACGTGTCCGGGAGTCTCGTTCCGGTCTTCAGGTCGCGGACCCGTAGGTGTCCGTCCGGGTACTCCACAACCTGATCAATGAAGCCCTTCACGGTCACGCCCCCGAGCTGGAGAGTGAACGGAAGCTCGATGGCCGGCGAACCCTCTACGGGCTCCCAGATTCGTTCGGGGGCTTCTATCGCGTATTCGAAGTACGCCTCTACCTGATCGCGACCGCGCTTGCGTCGGTTCTTAATGTCCGTCTCGGGCTTCGTCGTTCCGCCCGTAAGCCATCGGGAAGTGTCCGGCTCGATGGCCAGGGCCGCCGCGTAATCGCGGTCCCACGCCTCTTCGAACCACTCGGCGAGCTGGTCGGGCCCGAAGGCCCGGTTACTCCGCTCCCACTTCTCTACGGCTTCGTGGTAGGCCGTTCCCTGTATGAACCAGGCCGCTTGATTCTGCGGGGCCTTCGCTACCTTCTCCAGCCGGTAAGCCTCACCGCACCGGACGAAGGACGAGTATTGGGAGACGGACCGGTGAGCTACCGGTGCCGTCAAGGTCACTTCCCGATCGGGGAGGGGTTGCCCTCGGCCACGTTGGAGATCTCACCGAACGCGGAAGCGAGAAGAACCGTGTCCGAGAACTGCGGGATGAGTCCGAGGGACAGTCGGGCCGTCGAGCCGTTCACGGTCAGTTCGAGAAGGACTCGGCCGAGGCCATCGTCTCGGATCGGGCGGACGGAGACGGTACGGCCGTCAACGTCCTTGAAGTCACGGGCAGGGGTGGAGTCGGCGGAGAAGGCGGTCACTGTAGCTCCAATGCTAGGTTCAGGGCAAAGAGAAGGGGCGCCCGGCCTGGCGCCCCTAAGCGGTCACGTGGAGTTGTGCTCAGCGGGTCTTCTTACTCGAAGATCCAATAAGCAGTGGTGTATTCGTCGCCATGGCCGCATCCGAGAGTTTCACTGGTCCACCCTCGAAGGGGGACGGACCGAGTGGGGATCATGCGTCTTACGGTCTGGAAGTCTTCACAGTCCATGCTGGGGTTGCATTGTGCTATTTCGAGGCGCGTTCCGTTCGCGTATCGCACCCGAGCCACCATGAGCACTCCGGGGATGTCCCAGAGCATGTCAACCCCTTGTAGATCCCTTCCCGCGTCGTTGAGGTCGATACCCGTGGAGCTATCGATCATCATCGTCATTTGTTCCCCGAGGCCGTTGCACGCTTGCTGCGTGCAGATTGGTACAACCCTCTTCACGGCCCCCACTTTGTGAAGAAGGTAAGAAGAGTCTATGTGGAACCTTTGGCTCCGCAAAGCGGTTGAAGATCGAACTAGGTGGCCTTTACCTGTTCTTCAAGTTTCGACCAAAACCACCTAAATATTCGACATTGCCGAACTGCGTTCAGGCGGCGAGACCAGTCAGGCGGCGGAGCCTCTGAGCCACGGTCGTACGCGGCATCTCCAGCTCACGCGCCATGGCAGAGATCGAAACTCCGTCGCGGTGCATTTCCTTGATCCGGTTGTTCGTCAGCTCATCCAGCATGATCACCCGGAAGTGGCGGTGATTCTGACGATCCTCCGGAGAGGTTCCGCCCCACACGCCGAACTCTTCGTTCTCGCCGACTTCGGCGCACTCGTTACGGGCCGGGCAGGCGCCGCACGCGGCCTTCGCCGTGGCAATCGACTTCGGGCTTTCCGAGAACCACTGATCGGGCTTGGCCTCACACGGGAACAAAGGTGCCTCGCTTGCTTGGGGGTGCTTGCGGTTCCATCCGGAGGGCTTCGTTCCGCCCTCCTGACAAGCTCAATACTGCATCCGACCCCCTGACAGAGTCAATGCTAGGTTCCTGGCCAGGTTCACACCTAGGTTCCGGGCAACAGGAAGGCCGCCCCCTGCGGTGCTGGAGGGGACGGCCCGGGTAGTGCTCAGGTGTGCCTAGCTGGAGCGCGTGAACTTCTTGACCTTTGACGTGTCGTCGGCGTCCTCGGGTGCGCAACGGATGATGTCGGTTCCGTCCTCGGGGCGACGCTTCGAGTAGTAGAAGCCACCAGCGACGGGGGAGGCAGGGTTCGGCGGCATGTCGCGGTCGTAGCACACGACAACGTCCGCTTCCTTCATCTCTTCGAGCCACCGGGTGACCTGGCGGTCCTTCGCCTCGGGGATCTTGTCCCCCTGCTCTCGTCGGCTCAGGTACCGCAGCAGTACGGCGGGCCGGGCGTGAGAGTGGTCAGACTTGACCTTCCAGGGGAGGAACTTCGAGTGGTCAGGGCGAGTCTTGACGCCACCAGCGTCACGCAACTGCCAATAGACAGCCCCCTCAGTGGTGTCGTACTCGGCGGCGATCTCCGCGTAGGTCATGCCCTTCTCGCGCAGCTTCAGCAGCACGGTGTTGTCAGGAAGCTTCCGGGGGGCCGGCATGGGGGATGCCCTTTCCTTGGCGGCATGTTTCATGTCGATCTTGACGGTAGCGGTGTACATCACTAACTGTCAACGAACCTGGGTAGTAACGATCACCTAACCAGCTTCAATGCAAGTATACGCATGGTAACCAATACGAGGTTGCCACCGAGGCAAGAACCTAGGTTTGAGCTAGTCACAATCCGCTCGAACGTTCGAATCAGGCCGTTCGGAAGGGGTTGCGGGGCCCTTGTAGAGGGGGCAGACTACCCCCGTAAGGGCTGCGTTTCCGCAGGTCAGAGCCCTGAATCTGGTTGAACTCAAACATAGGTTCATTGCTAGTATGGCTCTCAGTGAGGGCCGCTGATCTGTGGTTTCGCGGCAACCTGTCATTGAACACAGAGGGTGACACCCATGCCGCGCACGACTACGCCAAAACTTAGCTTCGCGAGGGACAGCTTCATACGCCAGCGGGCCGCCGCGTCCCGGTCGAGGGATGTCGGCTACGCGTACACCAGCCTGTTGCGCCGCTTCGAGGGCACCGTGAAGGACTGCCACACGGGCAGTCTCCGGGCACACCACTTCGAAGACTTCTGGTACGGCGACAGTGGCCTGTCGGACACGTGCTCACCTCAGACGCTCGGGAAGTACCGCAACGACATGAAGCAGTTCCTGAGCTTCGTCTACCGTCGCGAGTGGACGACGTACGCCCCTGACTTCCTGCTCGATGGCATCCGCGAGAAGTCGACCAGGGTGAACCGCAACCGCTACCGCATGACGCGGGCCGAGCTGCGGCAACTGATCGCCGCGGCCGAGGATCCGCGAGACGTGGCCCTGATCTGCTTCGTCGCCTGTACTGGAGTGCGCATCTCGGAAGCTCTCGGCATGCGGATACGTGACGTGAGCTTCAACAAGTCCGAGCTTTACGTCTACCTGCCGAAGACGAAGCAAGAGGTGACGTACCCGCTCGCCTCGGACCTCGAAGCGGCCCTTCGCGACTGGCTGGAGGCGTACCAGGCACAGGTGGGGAGGCTCAGTAAGTCGTTCGCGCTCTTCCCTGCCTATCATCGGCAACGGTGGGTGGAGGGTGGCGGGCGCCTGCCGGCTGGCCAGTACAACCCTGAGAGTCACATCACCGGGCCTCGGAAGCTTCTCGCTCCGATCGCCGAGCGTGCCGAGATCGAGCTAGAAGAGGGTGACGGGTGGCACACGATCCGCCGCAGCTTCGCGCGCATCCTCTATGACGACTGTGTGGCCATGGGCCACGATGCGGCCCTTCGGGTCGTACAGGCGGCCCTCAATCACGCGAGCGTGAAGACGACCGAGCACTACCTAGGATTGAATCTGGAACGGCAACAGTTCCACCGGCTCATGAAGGGGCAAGCCTTCCTCACGGCCGACATAGACCCCGGTAAGATCGTCACGCTTGACGAGAGGAGGGCGGCCCGTGGTTAAAGAGATCATCGCCAGGTGCGACGAGTGCGGATCGACTGAAGGTGTCCAAGAGTTTCAGATCGTGTACGGGGGCAAGCCGAAGGGCGTCGACCTTTGCGCCGAGCATGGCGGGCCCCTGATCGCGCTGTACGAACTCGGTCAAGACCCCGAGCCGGTCCAGGCGGCGGCGCCGAAGCGCGGCCGGATCCGTCACGCGGTTGTGCCGATCGAAGACACGGACATTGAAGTGACAAAGTAGGGCAACGCAGAGAACCCCCGGACCCATCAGGGCCGGGGGTTTCTTGCTACAGAAGGTCGGGACGCCGTTCCCGCCATCTCCGCATCACAACGGGGTCTTCCTTGCCGAGGTAGACCAGGGACGGGGACACGATCACGAGCCATCGGCGGACCCATAGGGGCGGCCTCACCAAAGGCCCTCGGGGCCTACGTTCTCGGCGTGAACCTCTCGGTCAATCGGCATGATCGCGCCCCGGAAGGTGGGGCCGATCTTGCACAGGATCGGTTCTCGGGCGTTGAAGATGCACAGGTCTAGGGCCCGGTCTAGGTTGTCCTTCCCCTTCGGGGCCTTCACCTTCCCGAACCGCATGAGTAGGGCAGCGTCGAACGCGACCAGCTCGGGCACGGCCAGGGGCCGCCCTTCGAGCCGTGTAAACAGGTCGTCGACCATGGGCCACAACGCTTCGTTGGCCTCGGCCGTAAGGTCACGTCCGACCGTGGGGAAGTCGTTGTTGGCAGGGCGGAAGATCAGGCCGTCCTCGGGCCGCACTTCGAGCTTCCCGAACCCCTTCTTGTCCTTCCTGCCCCCGGTGTCGAGGTCTGCCAGGGCGGCCCGGTCTACGTGGATCGTCAGGCCATCCGCGGGGCCTTCGTAGTCCTCAACAGGGGCCGTGTCCTGGCCAATTGCGTATCCGTCGGTCCCCGTGATGCGTAGGCCGGCGGGGCCTACCTCTATGCGCGCGGTCTTCACCTGAGCACGGGCCGGAAGGAAGGCCAGGGCGTTGTACGCGGCCCTGGCCATCTCTTCACTAGGCAGCGTCATGCAAGCCTTCAACGTCTCCCCTCCGCTCCAGCTCTCCGAGGCAGTGAGCGAACGCGGCGAACGCCTGTTGCGGGACAACGCCGTCCCCGATGGCCTTTAGTTGGTCGCCACGGGTGAGGCCGTCAACCTTGCTGATCCATCCGGGCACAATCCCCATCAGCCACTCAGCGAAGAGCGGGGCCAGGCGAAGGCCGCCACGCGGCCCGTACTCGACAGGAACGGGCGCCGGTTGCCCGGTGAGCACTTCCCAACGACGTACGGCAGGGGCGAACTCTCCCCACCACTCCGAGGGCGAGAAGTCGCCCCCGTAGTCGGCCCCGGGCTCGACGTTGAGCAGGAAGCACACTTCGTCTTCGAGGGTCGGCCCGTGGCCGCCCTCTTTCCGCTTCGTCGGATGCTGCGGGGCGCCATTGCGGCCCAGGTTGGCCGTAGGGGTCTTGAGTAGCTTCTCGGTCTTGTCTCGGGGCCACAGTCGAGCCATGGCGGTAACAAGGTCGTCGCCCCCGGCTTCGGGCCGGGCGGCCTTCGCGTAGTCCGGTCCTCGGCGGCCGTCAGCAGCCGTGGGAGTCGGAAGGAGTCGCAACGAGAAACCACCTATCACGGTGGTGGGGGGCGCCAGCGGCGGAAGCTCGGTGACACGTCCAGACAGCGTCATACCCGATCGCGGCCAGGTCCCCGAGTACGCGGTCGATTCCTCGGCTTCGGATTGCGGAGACGTTTTCCAGGAACAGGAGTCTCGGTCGTAGGACGCGAACGGCCTCGGCAACATTCGCCCAGATTCCCGAGCGCGACCCTTCGATACCAACTCTTCTCCCTGCATTGCTGATGTCCTGGCACGGGAAACCGGCCGTGATGATGTCTACGCCCTGTTCTTCGAGGGCCGCCCAATCGATTTGGGTGATGTCCCCGAGGTTCGGCACCCCGGGGAATCGGCGTTCGAGGATCAGGGACTTCTTCGGGTCGTTGTCGGCCACCCATGCAACCTGGCCACCTGTAAGAGCCTCCACGGCCATTCCGAGGCCGCCGTAACCGGCGCAGAGTTCCAAGATTCGGGGGGCCGTAGAAAGCCACTTACTCACAGTCGGAAACGGTCTCTCTGTCGTCTATCTGGTCAACCACGGTGTTTCCCGTTTCCATCACTCAGGAATTCCTGAATCGTCAGGCCCACGAAGAAGAGCAGGTAGATAGCGGCGCCGATCACTAGGCCGCTGAGAAGCATCACGCCTCGGCCTTTCCGTAGTTCGTCGCGTAGTCGTAGGACACGTAAGCGTCCCGAATCCGGTAGGCGGTCGAGCGAAGCTCTCGCTTTCCGGCCACGGCAGAAAGCCGAATCTGAGAAACGGCGTCTTCGAAGTGCGGAAGCCCCTCAAAGGGGGCGATCATCTGAAGGGCCTTTTCGAGATTCACTTAGCGGCCTTCGCAATCCGAGCCATGGCCGAAACAGCAGGACTCTTCTTCGCCTCGGCGGGCGAAGTAGTCGAGTAGCGGAGAATCCCGCCCTTCGCGTCCACGCGGCCGGCGAAGTCGTGCTTAAAGGAAGGGTCCCGGTTATCGGGGCCGTTCTTCACGTAGGCATTGGTCGCAGCAACAAGCTTCGAAGGCAGGAACACAGAGCCTCTTTCCAGGGCGGTTTAAACGGCTTCTCTGGCCCCCCTTGGGGCCGGATCAACTGACAGGTTCAATGCTAGGTTCACTGCCCTGACCGATACAAGGTTGCCCAGGTCAGAGGCCCTGTTGTGGGCCTCGGCCCCTAGTAACAGGTCTAGAGATGACTGAGGGGGTAAGGGGGTCCGGTTGAGGGAGCGGAGCGAGCGAGACCGGGGGGATCGGGGGAGACAGACAGATAGACAGCTACTGCGAACGAAAGAGAGCAGTAGCAGAGGGACGCCCCTCTCAGGGCGTCCTCTATAGAAGGACTCTTCTACAGCCGAGGCTTACGGCCTCGGCCTATTAACAGGTCTATCTACTATGAAGACTCAGAAGGGGGCACCCCCCTAGAAGGGGTGCCCCTATGCCATACAGCATGTGCTCCCGTCACAAAAGACTGCACCCCCTCGGGGAGCAGTGCGCCCTATGCCAGGGCCTATATGCAGGCAGGCAGAGAAAGCACCCTTCCAAGAACACCAGGGTTAAGGGTGCATACGACTATCAATGGCAGAAGGTAAGAGCAGAAGCCATAAGGCTTCAGCCCTACTGTTCCTTCTGCGGTACAGGCAATGACCTAACCGGTGACCACATCGTTCCCCTTAAAGAAGGGGGAACGAATGACATCGATAACGTCCGTGTCCTTTGTCGTTCATGCAACACGAGACGCGAGAATGATTATCGAAGAGGTAAGCGGTACTAGTTACCGAACCTGAAGGTTCGAACCCCTGAACTCACGGGGCGACCGATGCGACCGACGATGCTCGGGGAGTCGGGGGCCACCCCGTGGCCGGTGAAGTCGAGAACACACCAGAAAAGACAAAGTCAATCAATCTGGCTCAGATTCTCAGACTTTTTTCCGGGAAGGGGGATCTGAAACTTTTTTAAGATCCTTCCCCGCACCCGCAGCCTTCCCTCTCTGTGAGCGCGCGGGGGTTCGCCTGAACTCGTGTAGCTGTGTGTTCGGGCGGATAGCGGAGAGTCACAACGCCTAGGCCCGTATGCGTGCGGATCACTCCGCACGGCAATCAGATCTGTTTCCCAGCGAAGGGAATTCCGTCCGAAAGAGGTAGCTCGATGCCTGGTCCTCCGCCTACTCCCTCGAAGCTGGTCGAGCTGAAGGGCAATCCTTCGAAGAAGAAGCTCAACGGCTTCGAGCCTGAGCCGACCAGGGGCGCCCCGCGGCCCCCGGATGATCTGAAGGGCGAGGCTCGGGCCGAGTGGGACCGGATCGTTCCCGAGCTAGACAGCCTCGGACTTCTGGCGAAGGTCGACAGGGCTTACCTGGTGGCCTACTGCGAGGCATGGGGGACGTTCAACCTGGCCCGGGAAGCTCTCGCGGATTACGGCCCTCTTGTGGCCGGCCGAGACGGCGGCCTGGTCAAGAATCCCGCCGCTCAAGTCATGCGGGATGCCGCAGACATGATGTTGAAGTTCGGTAGCCGCTTCGGCTTGTCTCCCTCGGACCGTACGCGGCTCTCTGTGGCCCCGGCATCCGAGGACGGCCCCGATGCTCAGGTGTTGTCTCTCCTGAGCTGACACGGGCGCCTAGGGGTTGAGTGCGGGCGTTGTAGCTGGGCGGGCTCCGCCCGCGCTCCCCCTTGTAACCACACCATTCACGAACGGAGTTCCCATGCCTTACCAGATCACTACGACCCGCGGTGAGCTGTCCCTGACGGTGACGCTCGACTACCCGCGTTCTGACGCGATGGACGCTGCGGCCCGGGAAATCGCCTTCGCCTTCGAGACGGACAGTGCGGCCGATCCGAGCTATGGCCACAACCCCGCCTCTACCTCCATTGGGTACACCAGGACCACGACCACTACGACCACGGACGCCGTTCCGCTGAACGTGTAAACGTGGCGGGCCGCCGTAGAAGGCGCCCGGATGGTTGGCTGTCGCGTCGCGAGTACGCGATAAAGCTTCGCTGCGAAGAGTGGGGCGTTCCCTACTCGAAGGTGAGTCGCGCGGCGGTCTTCCGCCGTGACGGCTGGATATGCCAACTCTGCGGCGAGCCAATCGACAGGACGCTTAGGTTCCCGAAGCCTGGCAGCAAGAGCATTGATCATCGGGTGCCGCTTTCACACGGCCCGGGAACTCCGGGCCATGTCTTCGAGAATTGCCAGGCTTCGCACTTCGGGTGCAATGCGAGCAAGGGCAATCGTGTTTAAACGCTTTGTTTGACTCCGTCATTCTTCTCGTGGCAATCTTCTCTCTGTCAGCGAGAGAGGGACCCCCTTGAAAAAGTGCACGAAGTGCGGCGAAGTGAAGCCGCTCGGCGACTACTACTTGCAGAACGGGCGCCACATGGCGCAGTGCAAGGAATGCAAGAAGGCCGCTGCTCGGGCCCGCTTCGAAGAGAA